CCGCGTAGAGTTGTATTTCGAGATCCGCCCAGTCAGTAATGAGGGCGCGTTCACCAGAGGTAAGCTCGTACTCAAAAGTCGTGAAGTTGGAGGTGAGAACCTCTTCCCCGGACGCGATGTACGTAGAACCGCAGTACAGTTCCCAGGCAAAGGAGCGGGGAATGCCTGAGTAGCTGGCGCTCTCGCTGACGGACTCCGACTGGGAGGGGCTGTTGCTGCGGCTTTCGCTGACACTCTGGGATCTGCTCTCACTACGTGATTCAGACCTGGATTCGGATCTGGACTCAGATTCAGATTCGACCGCAGTGGCTGCTGCCGGAGCCTCCAACTCAGCCCAGGTGATTTCTACATACTGTCCGTCAGCAACAAAGGTGTAACGAAGGTTGCCCCAGTTTGTGATTGCTGCCTTCTCGCTAGCTTCGAGTTCGTGCTCGAAAGTAGTGAGGGAGCTGGTAATGGGAACGGCCCATGTGCTGCGAAGGGTAGTGCCTTCATAGAGGTAGACAATGAGGGCGGAAGCCTCCGCAGACGAGGCAGACGGACTAGACGACTCCGATACAGATTCCGACCGTGATTCACTTCCGCTCTCGCTGCGTGACTGGCTCCTGGATTCAGATCCGCTTTCTGAGATGCTTTCAGATCTACTTTCCGATGCACTGGGGCTAAGGGATTCAGACCTGGACTGGCTCCTGCTCTCGCTGCGGCTCTCTGAACGAGATTCAGAAGGTGACGCGGATTCACTAACACTCTCACTTCTCGATTCAGAGCGGCTCTCCGAACGAGACTCACTAATGCTCTCGCTGCGGCTCTCGGATCTGGATTCTGACAGTGAGGCGGACTCACTTGCACTCTCGCTCCTGGATTCGGATCTAGACTCGGAAGCGGAGCCAGAATAGGACGGAGATCCGCTTACGGACTCTGAACGTGATTCAGATTCTGACTCAACGGCGCCAGAAACAGAACTCGATTCAGATACAGACTCAGAAACAGATTCGCTGCGTGACTCACTGGGAGACTGAGAGTAAGAAACCGACTCTGAGATGGATTCAGATCTGCTTTCACTCCGACTTTCACTTCGGCTCTCAGACCGGCTCTCTGAAATGCTTTCGGATCTAGACTCGGATCTCGATTCACTCCTGGATTCGCTCGCTGAAGGCGAGTACGAAGCGGACTCTGAAATAGATTCAGATCTAGACTCGGATCTAGACTCGCTTCTGCTCTCGCTAACACTTTCTGAGCGAGATTCAGAACGGGACTCTGATCGTGACTCTGAGCGGCTTTCACTTACGGATGCAGATCGACTCTCACTTGCCGAGGGCTCGTACGCGGCAGGGGCTTCCAGCTCCGCCCACGTAATCTCGATCTGATCATTGTCCGCAATGAAGCTGTATCGTAGGTTGCTCCAGTCTGTGATCGCCGCCTTTTCACTGGCCTCAAGAGCATGCTCGAACGTTGTGAGGCTGCTTGTGATCGCCACTTCCCACGACGAGCGCAGAGTGGCGCCCTCGTAGAGTTCTACAGTGAGGGCGCCTGGGGGGCCGCTGTTGGAGCTGGACTCGGATACAGATTCAGATGCACTCTGTGACCTGCTCTCAGAAACAGACTCGGATCGGCTTTCAGAGCTGCTCTCGCTTGTAGACTGGCTTTCGCTGGCGCTTTCGGATCTGGATTCACTGCGGCTTTCTGACCTGGATTCACTAATAGACTCTGAACGTGATTCAGAACGCGACTCGGAAGTGGATCGAGACTCGGAACGTGATTCAGAGGCGCTGCCGCCTTCATAGACGTACAGCAGTGGGGTTTGATTGTACGTCCCAATCCCAGCGGTGATCGTAACCCGGAACTCAACTTGGTCATCGTGGACAACATCCGCTGCCTGAATCTGCACCGCGCAGACGGTTTCAACCCAGCCGCTGGCCGGAACGTCGTTGGACGTGCCGCCAGCAGAACCGTCCTCAGTACAACCTGCGTTGGTGGTGTCCCCAGATCCGCTGCCACCAAGCCTGCCGCTGCATCCCGCTGCGTCTGCGTATGAAGATGCCGCTACGGCTCTGGCAACACTGGAACTAGTGGTGATGTTCGTCCAGGTGCCGCCGTTGAGGCGGTACTGCCAGGTAATGTACTGATTGTTTACTGCAGAAGCGGCATCATTCTGAACAAGAATCCGCACCAGCACTGTTGTGGCAACGGGCCACACAATGGGGGTGTTGGCATCGGCAATGAAGGTGTAATTGGCCTCTGTTGAGCCGTCATCATTACCAAATCGGTACGCATTCTGGTTGAGGGCCATAGCTAAGTGGCCTCAACCCACTTGGCGCGAATGCGGACGAAAACAGATCCCGCCACGGGCGTGGCGAGTTCTGTAAGCTTCAAGACACAGAGGTCGTCAACCGGATTGGCATCTGACTGGATCCAGGAGCCATCGTTGGGAGCCCCCGGCGTACTGGCATCGGCTACAGACACATAGAGATTGGTATTGGATCCGATCTCATTCTTCCACAATCCGTCGGAGATGTCGTCAACAGGATACGCAAACTGCGTAGCTGGCGGGACCTCGAATGTCAGCCGTGCGATGCGGATACTAGCGGCCATTGAGCTAGATCCTTTCTCACAGGGTTCGGCAGCGCACGCGCATGGTTACGGTGCCGACATCCGGGGTGGAGATGCTGCTAAGGGTTACGGTACAGGTATCGTCACTAGGTGAAGCAGCACTGCGAATCGAATCAGTGTCGGACGCCGTTTCCTCATCAATATAATTATCGAGGTTAGAGGAATCGTTTTGGTCTACTCCCGAAATGAACCCATCCCAGTTCCCCGCCGCCACCGTGGACGCGGGGCGGGCGAATTGGGCGGCGGGACCGTCGTATTCAAACGCGCCGATTGACCACGGCGAGGTGCGCGTGGTGCCAGCGATGTCATCGGAGAACAACCCGGAACTGGGATCGGCCAGCCCTCCCTCATACACCGTCTGGTCAGTGCCAGCGATGAGGCTGAAGTCGCCATTGTCGCCGTTGTTGAACACGAACGTCGCAAAGGTCACATCATGATCACCACCGCCGCCCTCATCAGCCCCGTCCGTCGCGTTGTAGTCGGCGGTCATCGTGCCCACGTAGGCCAGCGTGTCGCCAGAGCCATCGACGATGTTGTTCTTGACTGTCAGCGTCCCGTTATTGCGATTGATGCCGACGCCGCAGTTGTGGAAGGTGTTGTTATAAACGTAGGCCGTCCAACTGTTATCGCACCAGAATCCATAAATCGCGGAGTACCCCGCGTTAATGTAGTCGTAGATCACGTTGTTCCACGCATACATCGTCATCGTGCCGCTGGCTTTGTAGGTGCAACTGATCGCCCGCAGCGTGTCCGAGGTGCCACTCACCTCGGCCCGGATGATGCACTTGGAAATCGTGTACACGGCCGTCGAACTCGCATCGGGATTTGCGGTGATGCCGTTCTTCGTGCTGCTGCTCGACAGGGTAGACTTGATCTGAATACCCGTGACGGTCAGATGCGTGACGTTGGAGTACAGAGCATTGGCCGCACTCACTTCTAGTCGATACTTGCCGGTATCCCAGACGCCAACCGGTCTATTTGCTCCCTCGTCAGTCTGGATCGTGAGCAGCACCCCGCTCGCCATCCTCGTGTTGGCGATGGTGACCGCCTGGGTATCCGCTGCCGAACCATAGCAGTGAATCGTACACGCCGAGGTATTGGCGTCCAGCAAGCTGACCGCGCTATTGAGCTTCTGCTTGGGGCTTCCGATCGATCCATCGCCCGTGTCATTGGCGGCGCTGGAGTTCACGTACAGATCGGTATAGCTGGTCGCCATATCTACCTCACCACAATCGCCGTCGGCGCAGCCGGGGTCGGTGTGCCGTACTCATACGCGCCATAGTCCGGGGCCGTGCTGTACAGCACCCGCCGCCCGCTGGAGTCCTTGTACAGCCAGATGTTCGCATTGTCGGCCCATGTCATCGCCGACGCCAGTGTGATCGTGTTCGTGGTGTAGTCGATGCTGCTGATTGCCACCACGTTGTCCACCGTGCCGATGGCGATCCAGTCAGCACGGACAGGACTCAGCGTGTTACCCCACGTCCCATCCTGAAAGTACAGGGCGTCATCGACCACCAACGTCGTGCTGCTGCTTCCAGCCCCGTTTGCCTGCGTCAGATACGTCGCTCCGTTGAGCGCGGCCGATGTCCCACCTAGCGTCAGCGTGGGATTCACGAGGCTGGTAGCATCAGAGGTATCTGTACCGGCCAACCCCGGATTCCCCGTCGCCGTCAGCCAGTTGTGCGTGTACGTGTTCCCCGACTTATCCGCTACATCTGCGGTGTAACTGCCATAGATGATGTTGTTCTTGATGATGTTCTGGTCGCATTGCGAGGCCACGCCGCATTGATCCCCAATCCCTTTTCGCCAGTCGAGGTCGCCATAGCCCGTCCAAGCCGTCGGATAGATTTGGCTATCGACCCCGTTGTTGTACAGGGTGTTGTTGTAGACGCGGTTGTTCTCGCCGTATGACAGTGTGCCAGCCTTGAAGTAGATGCCCCACGTTTCCGAGTAGTACGAGTAGTTATAGCGAACAATGTTCTTGGGGGCGGTGATGGTCAGGTTGCCATCCTCTGCGCCCTCGGTCGTGCCGGGGGCAAACGCTGAATGCCCCGTGCGGTTGTCCTCCACGAGATTGAACATCCCGCCACTGTTGCCGCCGTCGTAGATTTGCAGGTTGCGGTTGCCATATAACCCGTTGCGGGCCGATGGCCCCCATGTGCAGCCACCTAAGCTGTAGAATCCTTCGTTGTGAAAGACGTTCTGGCGAATGATGTTGTATTTTGAGTATGTTTCCATCAGATGATGCCCACCTGAATGGAACTCGTTATGTTCAACGACGTTGTAGTTGTCTATGCCGATTGACGGGGGATAGACACCCAACCATAAATTGCCGCCCTCATCCTCGCATCCCGCATTGACCAGATTGCGCCCGAAGGTGTTGTGATGAATCCAGTTGTGCGTGCTGGTGTACCAGACATAGATCCCCTTGTTGCCGTTCACATACCCGCTGGTGCTGAACGTGCAGTAGGCGATCTCGTTGTAGTCGGCCCCGTTCGCCAACTGCCCCCATGCGCCACAGTCGATGAAGGACAACCCGATGATCGAGATATAGTCCTTCCCTGAAATGCTGAATCCTCTGTCTGTGCCGCTATTCCAGGTGATCGTCGGCGTTTCGCCGGGGTAAGCGCGGAACGTAATGCGGCTCCCGGCTGACCCGCTTTTCGCTGGCACAAGTGGCGTCGTCGTGTAGGTGCCGCCACGCATCCACACCGTATCGCCCGCCGTGGCGTTCGCGTTAGCCGTGGTGAGTGAGCAGGCCGCACTTCCGCTGATGGGCGTGTCACCGTCACAGGATTCCCACGCCGCCGCGCCGTCGTTGTCAACCCAATGGAAGTTGTGATTATTCGCGCCATCCGCGACCATCTTGACAATCGTGATCGCCGAGGCCGCTGGCGTACAGACCGACCCGTAACACGCCCTCACGAGCGCCGTCCACATACCCGCCGGAAGCGCCGGGAGCGTGTATTCGTACACGTCACCCGTGGGGGTAGGCAGGCCCATGTCCACCACCCAATCGGTGTTCAGCAGCAACTCGAACCGGGTCACATCGGTACCCGCAAACGTCCACGCGATCTTCGGCGCGGTCTGCGTCCTTGGGTCCACCGCGAGCGCCAAAACAAGCGAGGCTGCAATTAGCCACTTCCTCATACGTTCACCACTTGCTCGTCTGTGGCTGTTTGCTCAATGCCGCCCACAATTGCCGCAACGCGGCAGAAGTAGGTGCCTCCACTTAAGGATACTTCGTGCGTTAGCACGTTGCCGACATTGTCACTGTGCACATCGGACGCCATTGACGTAGTCCCAACGTACAAAACGTACGAGGTGGCGCTGGGAACTGCGCTCCAGACAAAGGAGATTGTCTGAGCGCCTACAGTTGGGCGCCCATAGCCAACAATACGCAGGCCACTGTAGTTGTGAATAAGAGCAGCTTCTGACTCCAAAAGGTTGAAGACATAGTCGGTAAATGAATCTGGAACATGGGCCTTGATCCTGGTGGCGACAACAGAGCTGTCGTCTGTATTTTCCAGCTGCAGGACCAGATCCAGATCCTCTCCAGCAGCAGGAGAGATGCAGATCCTGGCTCGAATCAGGTGCCCTGTGTCGTCAACAGGTGCATCTACAGCGCCCATGTTGCACGAGAACGTCTGTGCAGCCACGGGCGAGGTAGGTGACTCAATGTACGACAGATCGTTCACGTCCCCAAGGTAGGAGTAGAGGCCCGTCCATGTGGAGGTGGTGAGCGATGTGGGTACCGAAACGTATGCCATCCCTGTGCCTACCTGCTTCCAAGTCTGACCGTTCGGGGGTGCAAATGGCAATAGTCGGCCAGCCAACAGGGGAAGTCGATTACAGCTACGCTCCAGCCCTCGATGGTGGTGATCTCCTGCCAGTTCTGGCACGTACGCTTGTCGTGGAACTGATCCTGGGACCAGCGAGAGGCCGTGAGGTTCTGGTCATGGCGAATGTCGATGTTAGGGAACTTGGAGGACCAGTCACAGGTGGGAATGGGCATGAACGTTTTGCGCCCCAGCCACGATCCAGGCTCGTAGCCCCAGCTGTGATCATATCCATCAGCTTCCACTGCAGCCACCAGCTTACGGTAGTAGTCCAGGAGCAGGGGGCGGTAGGCGCACAGAGACGCCACTTGATGGGTAGTATACTTAACGCCGTGCTTCCCAGCTACGTCCACATGGCAGGTGTTCACATTGTAGTAAATTGTGTCTTCCCGTGGGGGCTCGATTTCAAAATGAGAAGGGTGATACAGTACGTCGTGCTCGCACAAGAACACGTAGTCAGCCGTGGACGCCTCCAACCCAGCTAGGATCTGCCTGAACATCTGCAGCCGTCCGCGCTCCCCTGGCACAACAACGTTGCGGCCATAGGCCATGGACTTCCTGGTAACACTGACAAGCTCGCGGTCTCCGGCTGCTGCCTGCAGCTGTCTGCGGCACACCGCCGCAATCATAGGGTTGAGTTCGTTGTCTGTGTAGTAGACGATCCCGGCTTTGGGGGCTGGTCCTGGATCTGTCCACTCATCTGGTCCTACGCAGCGAATGGGCCAGAAGTGCCGAATCAACCACTTGAGTGGCCGGATCTGCTGCGGCCACTTGTTGTTGTTCCAGAGATCGCGGCTGTACTCTCTTCCCTTGTTGATCTGTTTCCAGTTCTGTTTGTAAGGGAAGCTGAATCCTTCCTGCGTACGAAACAGGTGGGAGTACCATGTGCGGCGGTTGGTGACCTGTCTGCCTCCGCTGAGCCAGCTCTTGCAGCTGATCTCGGTGCCAAACTGTCCCCAACTGCCGTGTGCTTCGTCCATGCCCCCGAGTTCCCAGAAACGATCCCGGTACATGAAGACACAGGCTCCAAGGTTTCCGAACAGCTCGGGGAAGTCGGTGTTCTGGGATCTGGGATCCTTCTTGAAGTCACGCCAGTACTGGAAGTGGAGGGTAGCGTCGAAGCGCATATGATCCGAGCCACGGTTGAACCTGGGCTTGAAAACGACCTCTTTGATGAAATCGTCCCCGGTGTACCAACAGCCAGAATCGTTGTTATCTCGGTCCTTCTGCTTGTTGCCTTTGTCGTCGCGGATACCGCACTCGGTGCGTACCGGCCCCTGGTAGAAATGCCTCCCGCATTTCGGGCAAACCCAGTCGAAGGCATGGAGATTGTAGAGCCGGGGCATGGTCGTTACGTCGCGCTCCAGCTCCCCGGTTTCGTACGGCTCCATGAGCTTGACATCGAACCCCTCGTCCACCACACAGTGGGCATCGAGCTTCATGATGAAGTCAGCGGTGCTGACTCTAGCTGCTTCGTTTACAGCGGCCCGCTGACCGATAGGTTCCGGGTGGTAGATCAGGTGGACTTTGGGGTGATCCTGGATTGGCTCCAGGGGCCATTCGCCGTCCAGCACCACAATGATCTCCGTGTCCCCGCGCATGTTGGTGAGGATACTGTCAATGGTCTGGGGGAGGAATTCCTCGTGCCGAGCCGGGATGCAGATGGAGAGGCTACTCATAAGCTAGCCTCTGGAACGCCGCCCCAATGTGATCAACGTGGTAAGGTTCTGCAAGGGTTGGGCCCACGGCGGCAAAGCGCTCGTAGCATGCTGGGTTGGTTTGAAGCTCCCGAATAGCATCAAGGGCTTCACTCAAGGCACGCACGCCAAAATAGTGGTCACGGCACTCGTACTCAAATGCCGGTTCAATGTTGGCCACAGTCGGGATTCCAAAACTGGCGGCATTGAGAATCTTGAGCGGATTTTTGGTATACAGTAGACGCTCCGTAACATCATTGCGCCACGTGAACTGGATATCTGTCTCCAGGTAGGCATTCACCACATGACCGCGCCGCGCACAGTTGCCGTACACTCTTAGTTCAAGGTTCATTTTGGAGATGGCTGACGCCACTGTGTCTACCCAATCAGCAAGAGGGGGAGTGGTGCCAACATACGCAACTACACGCGGCTCCCGGATTTTCTTCACCGTGCGTTCAAAGTTGCAGTGGTGCTGTGGGATGAATGTAATTGGATTTGGCAGCAGCTGTGGAACATAGAACTCAGCAGATCTTGACGCCACGATCAGATCCACCCATGGGCGCTTTTTCAGCCACTTTAGGACCGTGGAATGATCGATAAGATCCAGGTAGAAGCGGTGCCACTTGAAGACGTGTTTATCCCGCCCCACGGCATAAGGAGACATCTTGATGCCTATGCAGATGTCTTCAGATGTATCATCAAATGGGTTGACCTTCGCTCCAATCCTCCGTGCCATCTGCCTGCGGATCTCTCCGGACAACTGGCCTCGACGATAGAAGAACGAGAGCTGCCTAGCCACAGTGCCTCCGCATTTCCAGGTGCGAGGAATGATAGATATCCTCATCGATCACGCGCACATCACAGTGACGGAGGCAGTAGGGGAACATGAACTGATCGCTGACGTGGTAGCGAGAGGTGTGGTACCACCATTCCTTGAACGCTTCCTTGATCTTGGGAGTGGGACGGTAACAGAACGCGCCATTGGCATAGAGGTTGGTGTCCACATAGGCGGGATCGGCGAGCAGCTCCCGCTTCTGCCCTTCCAGATCCTCCCCCTCGTACCGCGACTTGATGTAGTGGCTCCCGGCCTTGAGCTTTGCTTCAATAAAGCTCATCTCCTCAGCAATGGAGGAGCGGACTGGGTGCTTGAAGACAGCAATATCTCCGGCGCCGAGGTGGTTCAGGAACCACTGCACCGAGTCGGGCTTCGAGAGGCGGAGGGATCCATCAAGCCAAATGTAGGCATCGTAGCCAGGGAGGATGTCCCATCCAAACGCTTTAGGGATCCTCGCCGCCATGCGGCGTGACAACGTACGGTTGCGAGCTGGGAAGTTGGAGTCATTGAACGTGCGGATATCCACATTGACATTTACCTGCGGCTCATGATCCTGTGGGGAATCAAAGCTGCCAAAGACAGCAGAGTGGACGCAGACACGCATTAGACCACCCAGAAGAAGCTGCGATGCTTGTCGCGGTACTCGTTGGGGCGGGTCTTGGTGCGGCCCAGTACGAACCACGGACGAATGTGGAAAGCATCGGTCCATGCCACAACCGCCTCCACCACCTGAATCCGCGTCGTGCCCTTGAGCTTCTTGAAGTCGTGGCCAGAGATAATTCCGCCTGGGCGGATTTTGGGGATCCAAGCGTGGAGGTCCTCGATCACGTACGGGAGGCGGTGGTTGCCGTCAAGATACACGAAGTCGAGAGACCCGTCCGGAAACTGCTTCGCCCCATCCACGCTGAACTCCCGGATGAGGGTGCAGTTGTAGGTGGCGAGCTTTGCCTGTGCGTGCTCGTACGCAACCGAGATGGTGAGGGGCTTGACGATGTCAGTGTACCCCTTGTACTTCGTCCACGGATCAACGCAGCAGAGGTGCAGCTCCGGATTCGCCTGGCACAGTTTTTCAGCGTAGTCGCCTTCAAAGGTCCCTACCTCCACACCCTTGGTGTATCCCAGCTCCTTGAACAGCACGGGCAGGATGTCCCTGCCCACTCCCTTGATCTCAATCGGCATCTGCTGCTGACCAAGATCCAGCCCGAATCGCTCCCCAATGTAGTTAAGCGTGTCCATGCAACCTCATTTCTGCTTCCTGCTGCCAGTTTTCCGGCCACCCGGGCTGCAGACCAAACTTGTTGATGATCCAAGAGAAATCGTGAACCCGGCCCTTCCACTGGTTGGTCATCCAGTACCAGACGGCGTAGTTCATGGCGGCATCCCACCGCGACTTGTCCTTGGGGAAGGCACGTTTGTACATCTCACCTTTGAAGAGGTGGGCGTACCATGTGTCTTTGACGATCTTGACCCGTCCCCCACCGAGCCACGTCTTCAGTCCCAGCTCCGCGCCCTCGTGAATGAAATAGTAGTTGTCTCCGTCCATCGGACCGATACGGTCAAAGTGTGAGCGGCGCATGCACCACAGCGATCCCTGGAACGTGAGGAGATCATCCACCTGGAGGTGCGCCCGCTTCTTGTTCATCCCCTTGCCGTAGTTTCGGGCAATGAGGCCGGAGTTGGGGATGGCTGGATCCCAGGGCCAGATCATCCAGAAGTAGTTCCACGGCTCTTTGGGGCGGCGGCTCCAGTCGGTAGGCTCCAACGAGTACTTGGTAGGAACAACGATCTCCTGCTCCCCACACTCCTTCTTGAGCGCTTCGTCGAAGCCGGGGGCAACGGCGCAGTGCCCATCCAGTTTCATGACAAATTGGCCGGTGCTCATCTGAACACCGGCATTGATCGAGGGCCGCATGCCCTTGGAGGCTCCCCAATGAAGAATGTGGAGCCGTTTGTCGTCCGGGAGTTGGGGCTCATCCCACCAGCCATCCAGGACGGCGATGACCTCAATATCCCCAGCCGCCTGTTTGAAGAGATCCTCCACTGTTGGGCGGAGGAACTCCTCATTCCTGGCTGGAATGATAACAGAGAGCCGATTGGGGATCATATATTGGTATTGTCAGAAGGTTCAATGAAGATCTTCACGACAACTTCACCAGTAGCCCCCGCGTTCTTTCCAGTAACACTGCGATTGACAAGGGCAACATGCAGCTCGCCCGAGTAGTCTTCGTCAACGTAGGGAAGCGCCAGGCCGTCCTTGAAGTAATGGTACGGACCCGACCCCCCTATCTGCAGAGCATCAGCGGACGCTGTAAAGGCATAGGTGACGATACAGCTGTCAACGTCAAGATCTGCGTCGGTGAAAACGTCCTTGCTGCAGAACACAAGCTGCCAGTCAAGGGCCTGATCGCTGAGCACGGCAATGGCACGAATGGTGCCTCGCGCATCACCATTCACACCAGCCAAGGCAGCGGGAAGAACAATATTCTCTTCCTCACTGGCGTTCTGGGCAATGGCTCCAGTGAAGTGCGAGTCCTTGTCGGTGGCAACTTTATAGCTGAAGGCCATGCCTCCTCCTACTTGCGGCCCTTAAGCAGCCACATGCTCTCACCGGGATTGCGCCCCGGCTTCACTTTCCCCGCGATATCGTCGTAGGACTTTTCAGGAATCATTCCACCACTGCGGCCCGGAAGACCTTCTGGAAGCTGCTCAGCCCCCTCGTATCTCCCCGACCCCTTCATGGGAACTGACTTCTGAACCGCGTCCTTGAAGAGATGCTTAATCGGTGCGGCCATTTGCTTAACTCCTTACCATGCGTGTCGTTGCAGGAACGCGGCGTCCACGGGAGCGTAGGGCCAACTTGACCAGTCAGCGTCCGCGAGCCACGTCATGTACGTGCTCTCGTCCTGTCGTTCCATGTCCACGAGCTTATCCTCAAAAATCTTTTCATACTCTCTGGACAGCTCGATGGCTTTGGAGAACATGACGTTGGGGCGCTCCGGCGTTCCCGGCCAGCGGGCACAGTCTGCAAGCGCACCTGAAACAAGAATGTCCCCACGGATTGGGTAGATAGGGGTATCGTCGTCATTGACCAAATCTGCGGGGCGTTTGATGTAGTAGAAAGGGTAGTTACGGGCTGTGAGTGTATACGGCCACAGCTCGTACGATGGAAGACCCTGCAGGCTGCTATAGCTGCGATCCACGAGCGCCCACGGAGTGCCGGTGGTGGAGCGGGCGGGGTCGAGGCGGGCAAGTTCCTGTTGGGTCACCCAGTGCCTGAGGCGCCAGTTCTGGGCAGGGTCGTAAACGACGTCGAAGTACTGAAAATCGGAGGGGACGGTCACGTAGGCATCAAGCACCACATACTGGGCTGATGCATTCGTATCCCCACCGAAGACTCGATCCAGAGTTAGGGTTTGAGTGGTTACGTCAACTTCTTCAATGGTGTAAAGGGGAGCGCGGCCCCCGACCATGAACTGACGCCCCAGATCAGTTGACGCAAAGGCTGTGGAGGTGCCGGTGACAGTACTGCTGTTCCTCGTCACCGCCACAGTCCCTGCGCTCTTAGATGTGTTTGTGAGAAACTCCGATTCTGCACGCAAGCCGCTCCACGGGCGACGTTCACAGACAAGGCGATAGCGGTTACGAATGAACTGCTGCGCCAGGAACGGAGGCAGATCGGGGACGTGCATGAGCAGTCCCCGATACATTGATTCGAAACTGTCAGCCATGTGGCCTCTACCGACCGATAGCGAGAACCGGAATTGCCGTCAATGCTGAAAGGTCCGTGGTATCAGGCACCTGAATCAGTGCGCTGTCACCAGCTGCGTTGTTATCGGCATAGTACGCCATCAACTTGCTGTTAGTACCATCCCAGAAAAACACGTACCCGCTGAGCGCCGTTGCAATGAGGAAGTCGATCTTCCCCAGGCCAAACTTCGCGGCGGTGATGCTCTCGCCCCCGGTGGGGTACGAGCTGTCAAACGCAACTGTTCCCGTCACGAGCCGGAGATCCCCAATGCTGTGCAACCAGTCACCAGAGAGAGTTACTGCTGCAGCCATGTAGCCTCCTCAGAGCAGGTTGCCGAGGATGAGGTAACCCGTACCAGTCGTGCTCACATCATCGGCGTTGGCCACAACGACAGGCAGCGTATTGACCGCAGCCTGCGTGGCAAGCGTGAGATCTGTGGTTGTGCCGATGCACAGATCGCCCTTGGTCACACTGCCCCCAGTCGTGAACGAGCAGAGCCCGCCGATCTGGATGAAGCCATAATAGCTGTCAGTGAGAACACCAAGGAAGATTCCCGCCACACCGTTGATCGTAGACTCTGCATCGGTCTGATCCGAAGTCACGGTAAAGGTGCTGCGGTCCTTCCAGTGAGCGGCGCCGTTCGCGGCCGACGCCACGTTGGCGGTGCCGTTGTCGAACTTGACGAGCCGGTAGCACTTGTCCGCGTCCTGGATGACCATCCCAACCTGCCCAGCCGTGCCGAGCGGGAGGGTGGCCTCATTGAACGAAGCAAAGGTGCCAGCCGGTCCAAGGTGCATGACCTGCACCGGGAAGAAACGTCCGGAAGCCATATTGGTTCTCCTTTCCTATTTAGCTATCAACCCGTGATGGCATAGTGATGCCGCATCAGGCGAGGAGCCTGCACGGTGAGATTGCCGGTGAAGAAGTACTGTCCAGCAACCATCGTGTTGTCCTGCGCGGGCTTGAAGCCAGAGAAGCCAAAGCCGAACTCCGGATCGTCCGTCACCCAGAAGCGGATGTACTTGGTGTTGAGCAGCCAGAGGGTCTCGCCAGCCGAGGCATAGTAGCTTGAGAGCGAGCCATCAGAAGCCGAGCCCTTCGTGCCCGGGCAGTACTGAGACTGCATGACACGGGCCGCGTTGAAGACTATGCTGTTGAAGCCGGTCTTGGGATCCTGCGTCTCAACGCGCCACTGCGGCTGGAACTTCTGCTTGATGTAGGAGAGGCCCAGGTTGGTGGTGACGATGAGGTCCGGGTGCTCAGCGCCGATGACGACGCTGTTATAGGACTCTTCCAGGATCTTGTAGGTAATCGGGCCAGCGATGCTGGCGGCGGGCAAGGTCATCGGCGAGTTGAGGGCCGAGCCGACCGTGCCGCCACGGGTCACGCCGCCGTAGGTGGTGTACGTGGTCCCATCCCATGCCGCAACCGAGTTGTCAGCCAGCGCTTCTGCAAGGCCGTTCATCTTGAGCACGCGAGTGCCCTGACCTCCGTTGTAGAGATCCACAGCGAGAATGGCCGACATCGTGAGAGCGGCGTTCTGCATCTTGGAGTCCACAATACGGAAGACTGCCTCCGGACCCTTGTTGAAGATCTGGATGACTTCCTTGTACAGAGAGACGGAGACCGCATAGTGCTTCGGAGAGAACTCCCCGCCCGTGTCGGTCTGCCGAGTGGTGATGTCAAACGTATCACCAAGCGCGTACGATCCGCCGTTCAGCATCGCGTACGTAAAGTTTTCCTGAATCTTCGTGCCACCTGTGAAGCGCTCAATATTGTTGCCGCGCAGGTAGGCGAGAAGAGGATCGTTCTTGAACCAATTCTGTTACTTGTAAACCAGCCTCTACGCTGGCGGGTGGTCATTTCTGCCACCTCTGCAGCTTTCGCTGCAGTCCAGACTATATCTTCACGCTGTCAAGTGCTCTCGCATTTCAACAGCGGCATCGCGTGTAGTCGTTGAGGATACTGGACGCCAACCTCGGCCTTTTGTGTTCAGGCCCCGCGCCTCATTAGCCAACTCAAGCTCTTTAGCAGAGTAAGCGGCTTTATGCGGTGCGGCAAGGCGAAGCGTAATAAACTCCGCCAACTTGGTGGCCTGCGACTTCTTGGCAATAAGCCACGGGGTAATCACAGGGAGAAGTTTTTCTACCCGCTTCATACCAAGCACGGTTACCCGCCCTTGCGGGAGTTTGCCGATCCCATGTGGAACAGTCCACCGCACATAGGCAGGAATACCAAGAAACTGCAGTGTGGACGAAGCCCACTCAATCAGGTCTTTATTGGTATTCGTAATGCCCACATCCGGCGAGAGGTTCTGCATACGATCCCGTTTCCTTCGCACGACCCGCATGGTGACAAAGCCATCCGTGTCGATTAACATTGCCAAGCGTGCAGCTTGAACCAGTCTTTCCTGCTGATTGTCCATTGTCGTAATCATTGGCAGTGTTTCCTTGTCAGCCGCCAATGCTTTAGGAGTTTCCAGCATATAGCGATGTTTTACTCAGGCATTCATTTTACCTGATCCACCACACCGGGAACGATGTGGACCTTGGTTGAGGTATTCAATTCATCAAGCCAAGCCATGAGATTCCTCCGTTACGGAGTGTGTTGAGCTGAGTTCCAGCTTGAGATTGCCGCAGCAACCCGCTCGCTGGGGTTGGTCTTGGTGGACTGGACAAGGTCGAGTGGATGCTGCTCGATAGGGCCAGAGACAACTGGGAGACGGTGCTTGGTGGCGTATTCACGGGCACCCTCTTCGCGGGCGGCGGCGATGCGCTTTTCAAGTTCCGCACTCCGCAGTTCCTCCTCCTTCGGAGCGATGAACTCACGGTACGCCGCATCAATGGGGAGTCCCCGCTTGAGGGCGAAGTCGGTGAGCTTCTGCGTATCCAGCTTCTCGTGGAAGCGTTCCTTGTGCTCGATCTTGATGTCCGTGAGGACATCGGCAAAGGCAATGGCCATGCGGTCTCGGGCCGCAAGCTCTGCAGCCAAGTCTTCCTTGGTGATCCCGGCTTTGGGCTGGGGCGGAAGCTCATCTTCTGCCGTGGTCATTGCAACTTGCCTTTTCATGTCCTCATACTCCTGTGACGCAGTGTTGTACCAATCCTGCCAACCAGCAACGCGCTCATTGGCTTCAGTAAGAGTGGCATCAAGTTCCTGTTCCCGCTGGCGGATGCGGTCCATTTCCCTCGAATAGTCCGACTGGCGGCGATAGCCTTTTTCCAGTTCGGAGAGTGCGTCACCTGCCAAGGCTTCCTCAACTGCCCCACGACGATCTTCGGGAACGTGTGAGAGCACGTCGGCCAGAAATGCCTCGAACGAATTCTTCTTCGCCATTGTGACTCCTGCCAGCAACCGTCCAACTACCTCCTGATCGGGGCCAGTAGGTGGGGGTGCCTAGGGGTGTGCAGCTATAGATTGCCGCCCCCATCGGGCATAACGGCATTGTCCTGGGGTTCAGGACTGGTCGGGGCGCCAACTGCGAGCGCCTGACCAAGTTGCATGTGCAGCTCCGGGAGAACGGTCATGACCCAGGGGCCGAGCTGCGGAACCATCTGGGCAAGAAGCTTCAGGGCCATGTCGATTTCGTAGGCGACCTGAATGGCTTTTTCGTTGATCTGGTTCATCCCGGGAGCAACGGGCTGCTGGGGAGCCAGGGATTTGTACGTCGGCCCCTGCTGCTGCTGCGCCGGGGGTGCGGCAGGCGGTAGGGGCGGAGGCCCGTCGAGCGGGTTGCCCGCTGGGAGATTGCCGAGGCCGGGAGGGACGGGCATGGTTACCTACCACCTTTCCGCTCAAGAGGCTTGCGAACGCTGGGGCGAATGCGGCGTTCAAAGCGCTTTACCTTGCGATCTGGGGGAACCTGTTCGTAGGTTTCCTTGGGGCGGTTGATGGCAAAGCGTTTCTCGGGAAGCTTCCCAGTAGTGTGTCTGCCACCAAGTGCGCCTCGCGCAATAGCCATGTCGGTGCGGTCGCCGAGATCGGACTCACGAACAGGCCGAATGGGGCCACCAGTGTTCATGGCAAGGTCGCGGTCAATGGCCTTGGCCATCTCGTCGCGCTTCCCCCCAAATACGTAGTCCTTGGGCATACTCTACTTCTTTCCACCGCCCACCGACTTACAAATAGCGTCCGAGAACACTGTCCGAATGACCTTCTTCGCCATGGCTACCTTCCTTGTGAACTGCGTTCGAATCTGCGCTGCTGCTTGCGGCTCTTGCGTTTCCGCTTGGGCAGCTTCTTACCGCGTGAAGCGTTGTCCCACTCTGCAACATCCTTAGCCGTGATGCCTGCCTTTGCGGCCCCCGCAGAATGAAAAAAGCGGCGTTGAGCGTCGGACGCGTACGGCATGAGTCACCTCACAAACAGTAGAGGGAGTTGGGTGCGAGTGTCAATTATCCAGTCGTCACATTCCTCTTCACGATGTCGAAGGCAAGGGTGAGGATGCCTCCCCCCATTGCCGCCGACAGCTCTCCAAAGTCAAAGTTGGTGGCCGTCTCGTGCAGGATCAACGCCATCCCTCCCATGACTACGGCCATCCTGATGATCGGCCATACCGGATGTTTGGGGTCACTGAGTCCCATTAGCCGCCTCCGCTCCCGCTCTCACTGACTGTTACCCGGGGCGCCCCACTTTCGTCCTTCTTCACTTTCATACTAGGCGCTTCCTGCCCAGTTGCTTTACGCCCCGCAGGGCTGACACTGCCCGTGAGTCCGATCATCTGTGCAGCAAGCAGTCGGTCGGTGATCGTCTTCGCCTCCTGGGGCGGCTGACCCCCGTTCGGGATCTCAAGGACTTCAAAGAGGGTCCAGGGATCCATCATCCCACCTCTCCACAGCTGCAGATATGTCAGCTTCCTGCTCAGCTGCGAAATGGCAAGCAGGGAGTTGGGGGTGATCTGGAAGGTGAAGTTCTTCACATGTGCCTTGGCGCGGTCCGCCCTCGACGTCATGGTGGGATCCCACTGGGCTTCGTAACCGGGGTCGCGGGGGTCGAGCGTCGGGATGAGGTTCAGGGGATCGAAGTCGAAGTCCTGGAAGTCGATTCCGGCTTCGCCAAGCAGCGCAACCCTGCGAGGGAGATTATAGAACTGGAAGAAGTTGGCCTTCACCATCTCACCGAGTTCACGCAGAAAGCCTTCCAGCAGCCTGCCCCTCAATCTGAGGATCGGCGTAAGGGCCTCCATCATCTTCTCGATTGAGTCCGCACCTGGAGCTTGGTTGAGCTGCATCAACGCATTGAGGTTGGCCACCCCACTGAGCGTGTCCATCTCCTGCAGCATTGCTTGGTAGAAATCGAAGACGTACGGCGGGAGGGGATCAACCTTGGTGAGTTCCACGCCTCCGCCCATGGCGGCGTTCGTCTTCATCTTGACGCCGGGGAGACGGGTGTCCAGTCTCTGCCACATGCTTTCCGGCATCGCCTTCTTGTCGCCAATGACGCCGGGGCGAAGAGCCTTTCGAACATGATCCAGAATCCCATTTGCGACTTCGTTGATCGCATCCTGGATCGGCATCAGGTCTCTGGCGAGCCCCACTCCAAGCAGCGACCATGGCCAGGGATCGAGGCTGAGCTTGATCACGGGGGCCATGCCATGCCAGTAGGGGTTGGGGCCGTCGTACAGCACAACACTCTTGGTGGAGATGATGAGGCGCCCACGGGGATACAGCTTGGCGTCGTCTTCAGTGGCAGGCTTGCCGTCAGGCTTGATGTAGCCCAGCGGATACACTGTATATCCCCACGTCGTCTGGGGATCGCCCATGGAAATAGGCTCCGCCCCAGTGAACGTCCTGCGATCCTTGATGTAAATGTGGTACAGATCGATTGAGGGGACTTTGGGGATCGCGCCCTTGGGGCTCTGGGTGAGGTAGTCTACGGCTGGGCTGACAAACTTGGCGCTCAATGACCTGAAGCGCTTCCAGATCCGGTCAGAGGCGCTCATCGGATGGCGGTCGGCACGCAGCAGGTGGGCTTTCTCCGGGAATCGGGCACGCAGTTCGTTCACGCTCTTGCTGGTTCTGATGATGACGCCTTCCCAGCCTTGAACGCTGTACTCCAGCGTCGGGCGAATGGGGAGGACATCTCTGGGATCACGGGGGATGATCTCGATATCCCCCTGCCCACCAGCGGCGCTGGCGTTCCAAGTGACTTCAGCATATCCCGTGCCGCACACTGTTGCGTACTTGATCACGTCCGCGAGCCTGAGATCGGCGAAGCTGTTGACCCACCACGCACGAGCCAGCTTATCGAGGACTTCAGCCTGCGACTGGAACCGCGCGTTGTTGGTCTTGAAGCCGAAGAGGGGATGCACATCAGTGAGTGCGCTGACGGTCTGCAGCACAATGTGCTTGAGGCGGTTGTCGGAAATAGAGGCGAGATCGGCAGGGCGGCGGTGATCAAGCTGGTCACCCATTACATAGCTTACCGCCTTGTCGATGTCGTCGTAGCTGGGGTCCGACTTGAGAATCGCGTCCCCGTCTTGTACTGCAGCCTGAATCCACCGCAGCAAGTCCAGCTCATACTTGGCTGTGTTCTCGTCTTCGCTGGTGGGCACGGTCCCCGGCCCAATGGGGAGGTCGTCGATCATCTAGTACTCCCGTCCCCCAACTTTGTGACGTGGGAGGTCGCGGATGTGGTCGGGGTTGTTGCGGTTCTGGCTGAAAGCGCTGAAGACGACACCGTACTGCTTCTCCACCTTTCGGAGGTGGCCGAGGCTCTCAATTGTTATTGGGGTGCCGTTACCGTCAACGTGGGTGCAGGTATAAGGGAAGATACCTGTTTTGCCCCTGACGTCATTGGTGAGCGGGAGCATTTCAAGTATCCCGCCGCACTCACAGTCCGGGATTCCCTTGCTCGCCCAGTAGAATCTCTCCTGGGTCTTGCCGCACTTTTTGCACGTGAAGTCGCGGAGGGGCATGTTACTGCTTCACAGGGAAAATGGATCGGTTGTCCTTGAGGAAAGCCGCAATGATTCCAAGGATGCCCATGGATACGTTGATGTACTTGTAGTACCCCGCCGGGAAGAGATCCCCCTGGTTGGCAAGGAACCCCAGGACGGCAACAACGAGCATGATGTACGACGCAATTTCCTGTCTCATGAAAGCCTCCACACGCCCAACAAAGGAAGCCTGATTCCCCTAAAGGCGGCGCCGCACTTGAGGCACGCGCCAAGAGAGAAGCGCTCGAACAGTTTCAGGTCACGAGGGAGCACCCTCCCCATTCCGCAGCCACACTGAATAATCTGCAGCGTCATCAGAGCAGCCCCAACAGCTCGTTGAACACCCTGTCGGTGGTCATTTTGATATACTCATCGACGTTCCAGCCGTGGAACGTGGCCTGTTCGGTGAGCGCAATGGTCTGCGCGGGACTAAGGGGGTACTCCACTGTGCCAATTTTCACCTTGCACAGGTTCCGCACCAGATTGACGAGCTGTTCTTCGTCCTCGATGGTGGTTTGGATCAGCTCTTCAAGCTTTTTGCGCCCTTCGTTTCGGACCACGATAACTCGATCCGAATCAGGCACATCGCCAAACCGCCCAAGAACCCGAGCAGCAAGGCTAGCAACACCTTTGTCGTCCTTCGTCCCCGCCCGCTTCAGGAGCTTGTCGTAGGTCTCCTGGGGCATATCGACTGTTACCTTCAATCCCACAAAACCTCCTCGGCCCTCGCCATCATTTCTTCGTACGTGATTGCCGTGTTCTGAAAATCCGCGCGACGGCCGGTTTTTACTTCTGCAGTCTTGCGCACGCCCCCTGCAAGTGTCAACAACCGTCGCTGCTCCGCCATATCCTCCCCAGCCAGCCACTCGTCATCATGGGCCCCCACGTGGGCCATGAGAATGGCAATGACGCGGTCATCATGCCTGCCGAACTTCGCCTTCGCCTGCGCCAGGAAGTGATCCCGTTCGAAATCCTCCATTTCGTCAATCAGAAACGGGGAGTTGATGATAAGGTCGTCCTTTTCGAGGGCGTGCAGCCCGCGAACAATCAGCTTAGGACGAGTCGTGCGGTTCGTCCACCACCCAAGCTTGTTGGTAAATACATTGTCCCGCTTGTCGTACACCTTCCACACAAACAGATTACTGTAATCGTGCTGTGTGCGGAGCGCGAGCTGCAGCTCCTGCCCCCCAATGGTGTTGCACTCGATCACCGCGAGCGCTTCGTCTCGCGTATCGTCGCAATAGAATTTTCCAATTGTCGCAACGATGGGTACCATCTCGATGGGATTGAGAGTGTCTGTGGCGAACTCTGCGACTTGCTCGTCAGGAGATTCCTCAGTCCCTCTTCGTACCACTTCAACGACAGTCCGATCCTGTCCAACTCCCTCCGCCACGTCCACACCGAGCACGTAGCTGTGTCCATTTCGGGGAAGCTCCCACACGAGTAGTCGTCCGTTCCACCAGTCATAGTCGTAGGCTCCTACATCAGTTCCCAAAGACTTGAACCCCATGCCTTTGGGAATCGCGTCGAGAAAGGGATCCTTGCTCACGTCTTGCTCACCATGGCGCTGCGAGGATGAATCTCAAGGAGCCCGATCATCGGCTTGGCACGATCCCGCTGCACGGCCAGGACTTCACTTGGGAACACGCTCACCGACGTGTTCTGGAACGCTTCGTCGTCAGTCGCGCAGTACTCAGCCAGGAAGATGTTCAGTTTCTTTTTCTCGCTGTACTCCGCCCTCATCGTCTCCCACCAGTAGAGCTGATCCCGATCCAGCGTAATAGTCCTCCCACACCAGTAGTGGCTGACTTCGAGCGCCTTTTTGGCATGTGCGAGTGCAAGATCACTGGGAGTCCAGTCAACTGGAGCGGGTCTCCTATATGTCTGGGTTTCTGCATACCACGGGATGAAGATCGGCACGCTTCTCCCGAGTCCGCGTTTTGCAAGCCGCCACGTGTCATGCCACCAGTTGCCGCGCCCACGCGCCGTTGACTCCATCACACACAGCGCAATGTTTGTTCTGGGGAATGCCGGGAAAAAGGAGTCATCGAGCTGATCGGGGTTCGGCCACGTGCTCAGCTCGCTGAGGTGCGCAATGTGTGGCGTTTTTCCGCGCCCCAGCTGCCCTTTTCCCAGCTCCAGATCGTTCGATCCCCGTGTGCTCTTCGCTGCGTAGACACTCACCAAGCTGTCTGTCTTCCCGAAGAACATCTGAGCGTCTTTGACGTGATATGTCAGCTCCGGCATCATCCACCACGGCAGATGTTCGTAGATCCGCTCGATCATGTCGAACAAATAGGCGCTCTGCTCCGGTGTATCACCCGCAATAATCGCCATCAGATTGCCGTAATAGAAGGCGCGGTGCGCGATCATGGCTTCAGTAAGTGTGGAAGCGCCCAGCTGCCTAGCTTTCAGCACACTGACGATCACTCCATCGCCCCGCGTGCCGTCTACAGCCCCCTCCTCCACCTGCGCGATGCGATCTAGAATAATCCTCTGGCTCTCCCACAGCCGAATCGGCTCCAAAGTCGCGTCCTTGGTCTTGATCCGAGCATATCGGGCGATCCAGTACCTGAAATCGGCCTTGCAAATCGCCAATTCGTTCAAAATGAAGCGCTCTTCGACCGCTGAAAGAGGTCGTATGGCCTCTTTTTGCTCATTCACGGCTCCGTGGAGGCGCACGATCCACTCAAAAACCTCGCCCGGGGTGTAAAAATGCGGCTCAAAGGTGGGATCCACCCCCTTTCTGACCTCATCAACGATGCGATCAAGCCTCGTTCGAGCGATTTTTTCGCTGTACAAGCCCCTCAACCTCTCGAAACTGCTTCAAATAGAGAAAAACGGTGCGCCGGGGGATGCCGAGACGCTCGCTGAGGACCTTCGGGCCAAGTCCGCAGACACACCACAAGGTGCGAAGCCGGTCAATTTTGATCTGATCCAGCTTCCTTGACATCTTCCGGCTCCACGTCGATCACTTTTTGCCCGTACGCGGCGGCGTCCGTCGCCTTTACGAACCGTTCAAAAAGTCCTCCACCCCCCACAGCCACCTGCTGCTGCACATTCACGTTCACGCCGCCCCCGCGCTTCAGCAGCCCGCTTGTTTCGAACACCATCTGCTGATGCGGGAGGCTCCCGCGATAGTACACAAGGCCGCTGCCTTTGCACTCCTGGCACTTTTCTTCGGGCGGCTGCTTCCCCCCTAGCGTACACTTGCATGGTTCAATGTGGTTGGTGGCCTTGTCCGCCACGTCCACGGCTACGTCCTTGAGCCGTTCGCTGAGCGCGAGGTTCGCTTCGGTGAACGCCTTCGCCACGCTCGCTTCCCGGAAGATGCTCATGAACTCACGAGCAGTGATCCCGGCGTCCTTCACCGCCTCATCCAGCTTGAGCATGGATCTGCGCGGATCGGCGAGCACGTTGAGGAGTATTTCGAGTTTGGCGCTGTGCGGGGCGTGTTCCAGGTGCTTGAGGAGCCCCTCCCTTCCTCCCATAGCTTGGTCCAGCTCATTTACCGCCATGAACTTACCAGTCGCGGCGTCCTTCATCCTTGGCACGAGCATGAGCATCTCGCTGTTGCCACTCCCAGGTGTCTTCGTCTCTGGTGTAGAGGACTTCGGCCCCTTCTTCCGTCTCCTCGAACTCATCAGGCAACCCCATCTGCTTCTTGAGCAGCCTCACCAGCGTCCGAAGCGACTCCGCCTGACTCTCCTGCGCCCTCACCAGCCGCCTGAGGAGCCATACACTTTTTACCATTCGGAACATAGAACCCCCGTGGCGGAGTCCAGTCCCAGGGACTCCCCACAATTTTCCCGGTTGGCGCGTGGTAGATGATGATCCCGGTGCCCCTGACGCTCCTGCAAACGTTGCAGTGCACGAGTCCGGTGTCCCAGTCTGGGTGATCGTAGGCCCAAGCTCCGCAGTCGTCGCAGAGCCAGAAGATCCCGCCCCGCGCCCGTGCCCAGCCCGCCCCTCCCTTGGGCGGCGCCTTCCGGTTCAAGATCATCCCCGGCTTCTTGCCCCGTGGCACAATGCGCGTGTTCCCGGGCGGGATGCCCACTACACTAGGCTCCCCGACCATGACGCCGAGCAGGAACATATGCCCGCAGTCTTCGTTCTTACACTTGATCCTCGGCTTCCTGTACCTAATATATGTGTAGCTGTTGATCTTTCCGCAGTCAGGGCAGACCCACTCCAGTCCGCTCGTCATTCTTGCGTATACTTCAATTGTTGGCAGCGTTGGGGGGAGCAGCTTTTTTCGCGGCATCACTCACACCACTTGAAGAGTCTCCACAGCCACCTCCACCACCAACCTACCGTTCGACATTCACGTTTCCCGGAGGAAGCGGGACACGTCCGAAAGGGTTACTGGGCGCACTCCACTCACTGGTCATGCCGCTAACCGTGAGGCGCACCTTGGCCGTGTAGCCGCTGAACGCCAGGGGCTTCACGTCAATGGGAGCAGTCGCCACGCCGGGGTAGGTGACGGCGGCGAAGCTGCCCAGCGAGGCGATCTGCACCGGCTCAGCGGCACCAGCTAGAAAGTAGCCGATCTCATACACCGCCGTAGCTGTGTGATCTGGTGACACCTCAAAAATCGCCTTGGTGGGATTCGGAATCCCCTGTGCAAAAGCGGTGGTAGCAAAGAGCAGGGCGGCGAACGTGAGCACAAACTTCTTCATCTGAACACTCCTTCAAAAACTGAATTTGGGTGAGCGCCTCGCAGCGGCGAGCCTCGGAGGTGAGTGGGGAGAAGGCCCGAACCGCAGGGGTAAGGCGCGGGGCGCCCACCACAGCCCAAATCATACACCATCCTTTCGCCGAAGTCAAGGCGAAACCCCTGAAACCTCCTCCAGTAATTGCTCCGTGGAGCCTATTGACTGAATTGGACTTCGCAACGTATGCGGACAAGGATCCCCAAATCTGGTAGCAAAATTACAGTTGTAACAAAGAAGTCGGAACCCATCAAGTGGCTGTTTATGCCGCATACGTTTTCTAATCCAGCATGTAAGGTTCAGCTGCCCCGGATCCTCCTGTCTTTGCTTTGCACCATCACTATTTGCATGGTCAATTGCCATAAAAGCAGGCTCTGCCTCTCCGCAGCACGCACACTTCCCCCCAAGAGCTTCTAGTACCTCAGCCCTGTACTTTCTATGATGCTCCTTCACGCGCTGCTTTTGCCGCTCGTACCGCTCCTTCGCCGTTGCCGCATTTATAAAGCCTCTTGCTGCCATAAATGCCTCCACTGACATTATAACATTTTGCGGGCCGAAAAACAAGTAAGATCTTTGCTTACTTAAAATAAAAAATGGCTGGGACCGGCATCACCACCACCTAGGGTGCCGTCGCCCCCCGCGACAATGACCGCATAGGTAACAATCCCCCGGCAGAGCCGGGGGCTTTCGAATGTGAGCCGCTCAAAGCGGCAAGCCGGGGGTCGCTAACGCGGCCCCCATTCCTCGGGCCACCGTGCCGGTGGCCCCCTATCGCCACAACGCCAATTGATCCAATCGCGTGTCTTCCGCTTCCTGGCGCGTGATGTAGGCTCGGATCACCTTTTCGTCACGCCCGACGGTCGACACGAAGAACCCGCGTGCCCAGAAGTGCTGCCCGACGAAGTTCCGTTTGTTTTCGCCATACACCCGGGCCAGGTGAATCGCGCTCTTCCCCTTGATGAACCCCACCACGTGCGACACCGCGTACTTGGGCGGAATCGATAACAACATGTGGACGTGGTCCACCATCAAGTGCCCCTCTTCGACCCGGCTCTCCTTCTGCAGCGCCAACTTGCGGAACACCTCCCCCAGGTGCCGCCGTAAGTGGCTGTACAGCACCTTCCGGCGGCACTTCGGGATGAATACCACGTGATACTTGCACTCCCATACCGAGTGGTTCAGACTCTCCTCTGTGTCCATCGTGATACGTCCTTTCGTGTGCTTGGCGGCTCACGATGGAAGTATCCACGCATGGACACACTCCCTGAAATGTCAAACTGCTACTGCCACCCCGGCAGAGCCGGGGGGCCTCCCAGGTTAGGCTAGATGTTGTGGTATGCTTTGCCGCTCATACCAGATACTGCGGTTCAGGCATGGTCGCGGAGTGAGTGAGAGTTGTGCCGCGATAGGCGGCACGCACACGGGCGCGGGCACGCGCCAAGGAGGCCA